GTAACAACACTGGCTCACAAAGCACTTGGGATCCTGTCCTAATCAGCTTGGTTCGTCGCGCTATGCCTAACTTGATGGCATATGACGTATGTGGCGTTCAGCCAATGAGCGGTCCAACTGGCTTGATCTTCGCTATGAAGAGCCGTTACAACGCTGGTAACACTGCTGAGCCAGAAGCATTGTTCCAAGAGCCTAACTCTGCGTTCTCAGGTCAAGCTGATGCTGAAACTGTTGGCGCTGGTATGACAACTCAAGCTGCTGAAGCTTTGGGTAACACTGGTGGTTCATTCGCTGAAATGGGCTTCACCATCGAGAAGTCAACTGTTACTGCTAAAAGCCGTGCATTGAAAGCTGAATACACTCTTGAACTTGCTCAAGACTTAAAAGCTATCCATGGTTTGGACGCTGAAACAGAATTGGCTAACATCCTTTCTACTGAAATCTTGGCTGAAATCAACCGCGAAGTTATCCACACTATCAACAGCCAAGCTGTTTTGGGTGCTGCTGGTACTACTGTTCCTGGCGTTTTCGATCTTCAAGCTGACGCTGACGGTCGCTGGTCTGCTGAGAAATTCAAAGGTCTTGTTGTTCAATTGGATCTCGAAGCTAACGCTATCGCTAAAGCAACTCGTCGCGGTAAAGGTAACGTTGTAATCTGTTCTTCAGACGTTGCTACTGCTCTTGCTGCTTCTGGCATGTTGGATTACACTCCAGCTATGAACACTAGCCTACAAATCGATGACACTGGTAACACTTTCGCTGGTACTTTGAACGGTCGTACTAAAGTTTACATCGATCCATATGCTTCTGCTGACTACATCACTGTAGGTTACAAAGGTACTAACCCATACGACAGCGGTATTTTCTACTGCCCATACGTTCCTCTCCAAATGGTTAAAGCCGTTGGTGAGAATGACTTCCAGCCACGTATCGGCTTCAAAACTCGTTACGGCATGGCTTCTAACCCATTCGTTGGTGCTACACCTGCTGATGGCTTGGCTGCTGCTGGTACTAACGTATACTACCGCAAGTTTGGTGTACAAGGTATCTTAGGTTAATATCCTAAAAGGCTGAACTTATAACTATAATAATATTCAGCTGGATACTTTAAGGGGAGCGTTGCTCCCCTTTTTTTCACCTTATAAATAAGGTTTGTTATTAGAGGATATATTATGACATTATCATTAAATAAAAACTTCCTTCAACCTACAGGTTTCAAGGTTAAGATAGACCGAGAGCGATGCCCTAATATGGAATATTTCGCGCAAGGTATAACTCATCCTGGAAGTTCTGTAAACTCAGTAGAATTACCTATCCCTCAATTGTCTAATTTACCCTTTGCTGGTGATAAAATAAATTATTCTGATTTAACTATAAGTCTAATCTTAGATGAAGATATGACTGCCTATAAAGAAATGCAAACGTGGTTAGAAGACGCACTACTTACTCGCGGAAACGAAAACCCAGAAGCTGACATAACGCTTCATATCTTAACAAGCCATAATAACGGTAATGTACAAATTAACTATAAAGACTGCGTTCCTACTAACGTTGGTCCAATAGAATTTATCTCTACTTCTGGCGATACTACATACTTAACATACGATGTAACTTTTAGATTTAGTAGATTTGAGATTATTTAATGCTGACAAATATACCTATTCGTAATCCAGAATTGCTGGATATACTAGAGGGTATGCGATCTTTGTTCATGGAAAAGTATTCTCCTGAGGACACCAATAGGCTAATCGGTTCATTTGAAGATACCGCTGAAGATTGGGTTGGAGAAGATTACCGAAAAGAAATTATGGCTCAAGGTAGAGAGCATATCGGTTATCCTATTAGAGCTAGATCTTATGCCCTAAAACCTGAACATTATCTCGAGAAAAATAGCGAAGCTTACTCTCAATATAAAGCTGATTTTAGAGAATTTGACGAAGCAATCAAGGTAGAATTGGGTATTGCGCAAAACGCTTTAAGCCAATTATATCCACCTCAAGGTTTTATTTCTTGGCATAATAACGCAGATGCTCCTGGATACAATTTAATATTCACTTGGAGCGAGACTGGAGATGGGTGGTTTAAGTACGTAGATGAAGAGGGTAAAGTAAATACTATATATGATACCAAGGGATGGACGCTAAAGGCTGGATACTTCGGCACTTATGATGATAACGATGTTTGTTATCACGCTGCCTATACTAGCTGCTGGCGAATGACACATTCTTTTGTTGTAAGTAAAGATAAGGATTTTTGGTTAGATTGTATCGAACATATTAAAGGTGAATAATGCTTGATCTTGAAAATATTATGAATGAGTGGAAAGATGACTGTGTTATCCCGCAGCATCAGTTAGATGAAGTTTCTCGTAATACTCCTATGCTCCATGCCAAATATTTAAATATATTAACCACGGCAAAACTTAAACTAAAGAAGCAAGAAAATGCCCAGAAGATGCTTTTAAAAGATAAGTGGTTATACTATAACGGTAAAATGGATCCAAGAACAATCGCAGCCAAAGGTTGGGTACAAGACCCCTTTGATGGACTTAAAATATTAAAAGGCGAATTAGATTACTACTATGATTCAGACCCAGAATTACAGCGTAGTGAAGAAGAGATTGCTTACACCAAGGCTATAGTTCAAACGGTTACTGAAATTGTAGATACATTAAAGTGGCGTCATCAAACAATAAAGAACATGATAGAGTGGAGGCGTTTCGAATCAGGTGGTTAAAGAATACAAAGGCGAACACGCATTTGAGTATCAAGACTACGAAAATGCGGAAAGGTACAAAAGGCAAGGTTTTTATCCACATATGAACGTTATTAATTTAGCAAAATTAATCTACAAGATTAGAACGACAGTTCAACAAGACAAATAGACTTGGAATATTATGAGCGCAGGACGTATTGTTACTGATAAGATAAGAATAAGGATGTTGAATCATAGCTACTTCGCTGTGGAGTGTCATCCTGCGCAAGAAGCAGAGCTGCGAGAGTATTTTAGTTTTTTTGTTCCTGGATATAAGTTCATGCCACAGTACAAGGCTCGAAGATGGGACGGTAAAGTCAAGCTATATAACTCCGTAACTAAGCAAATGAATGTAGGTTTATATCAGCATCTCAGGCGTTTCTGCGCGGATAGGTTCTATCAATTAGAGATAATAGAAAACCCTGTATATGGCATACCATCACTTAAAGACGATGTCGATCATCCTACTCTTATTAAGTTTCTAAATGGTCTTGGCTGTCCTTTTGAAGCTAGGGATTACCAATATAAAGCTATTGCTCACGGAGTGGAAAACTTACGGACGATTCTTTTGTCTCCAACTGGTAGCGGTAAGTCTTTTATCATATACAACTTGTTACGTTATTGCGCAGAGGTTACGGAAGGGAAAGTCCTAGTAGTAGTACCAACTACTTCTCTCGTAGAGCAGATGTATAAAGACTTTTCTGATTATGGGTATGACGTAGAAGAATATTGCCATAAGATTTACAGCGGCAAAGAGAAAGAAACTGATAAGCGTGTTATTATATCAACTTGGCAGTCTATCTACAAGTTTAGTAAGGAATGGTTCGAGCAGTTCAATACGGTATTTGGTGACGAGGTTCATACCTTTAAGGCGAAATCTCTTACTACGCTGATGGACAAGTGCGTCGAGGCAAAATATCGCTTTGGGCTAACAGGTACTTTAGATGGGACAGAAACTAATAAGCTAGTGTTAGAGGGTCTATTTGGACCTGTGTTTACAGTAACTCGTACTGTAGAACTACAAAAACAAAAGGCTCTAGCAGACTTAGATATCTCCATTTTGTTATTGAACTACCACCAAGATGAGTGTGTTAAAGCTGTTAACTACAAGTACCAAGACGAGTTGGATTTTATTGTGACGTATCCTCCTCGTAATAAGTTTATAAGTAAACTAGCGTTGGACCAAAAGGGCAACACTCTGGTTATGTTTCAGTTTGTTGACAAACACGGCAAAGTGTTATATGATATGATCAAAGGTATGGCTGCTGAAGGAAGAAAGGTTTTTTACGTTTCAGGAGAAGTAGACGCAGCAGACCGAGAACAAATACGAGGTATTGTAGAGAAACAAAAAGATGCTATTATTGTAGCAAGCCTTGGTACATTCAGTACTGGTATTAATATTAAAAACCTACATAATATTATTTTTGCTACACCTAGTAAATCTCAAGTTAAGGTTCTTCAGTCTATCGGAAGAGGGTTGCGCCAAAGCGACGACGGCAGTACCACTAAATTATTTGATATTGCTGATGACCTACATACAAAAGGAAACAAGAACTTTACGCTGAAGCATTCAGCTGAACGAGTTAAAATATATACCAAAGAAGGGTTTAAGTATAAAATCTACCCTATTGACTTGAAGCCGCCCAAGGATAATGGAAAAGATGGAATCTTCGATTAAACATTTGAAGTTAGTTAATGGTGAAGAAATTGTTTGTGATGTACTAGATGAATCTCCTGATTCTATTGCTATACGTAATGCTTACTCTCTTCATGAAAAGATAGACGAAGATGGTTATAAATACTTCACCTTTAAATCGTTTATGCTTTACCAAGAAAATCCATTAAACGTAATGCTTTTAATGGGTGATAAGATTATGGCCATGGCTCTTCCTACACCGGAAATGCGGGAACAATATTCTATCGCATTAGAAGAGCTAGAGCGCCATTTCGAAGAGAAAGAAAAAGAACAACAAATGGATTTAGCTTACGAAGAGTGGTATGAAGAAAAGGCTGAAGCTTTAGAAGACATAGAAGTCCCTAAAGATAAAAAGCTCCATTAAATTAGTATATTCCCCCATCCGGTTTAGAAATATATTATACCCTATAAAATGTAATTCGTAAAGGTTTATTTTATGAAAGTTGGATTTACTTGCTCGACCTTTGATTTATTACACGCTGGTCACGTACAGATGCTCCGAGAAGCTAAAGAGCAGTGTGATTACCTTATCTGCGGCTTACAAGTTGACCCTAGTAAAGACCGACCAGAAAAGAATTCCCCTATACAGTCTGTTGTTGAAAGATATACTCAGCTGAAGGGCGTCCGTTACGTTGACGAAATCGTTCCCTATGAAACTGAACAAGACTTGGAAGACATCTTATCGATGTACCATATTGACGTTCGTATCATAGGTGAAGAATATAAAGACGGTAAATTTACTGGAAGAGCTACTTGCGCTAGAAGAGGAATTGCGTTATACTATAACAAGCGCGACCATAGGTTCTCCTCTAGTGAATTGCGCAAAAGAGTAAAAGAAAAAGCTTTACTTTCAGAGTAAACTGTACTATAATATGTAATATATTAATGATGAGAGTTACACATGAAACCAAAAGATAAACCCCATTATGTAAATAACAAAGACTTTTCGGCAGCTGTCGTAGAGTACTGTACTTCGATCAAAGAAGCTCACGAAAAGGGTATGCCGACTCCTATCGTTACCGATTATATCGCTCAGTGTTTCTTGCGTATTGCCGAAGGTTTATCACATAAGGCTAATTTTGTACGCTACACTTACCGCGAAGAGATGGTAATGGACGCTGTAGAGAACTGTCTGAAGGCTATCGAGAACTATGATATAGAGGCGGCTACTCGTTCAGGTAATCCTAATGCCTTTGCCTACTTCACTCAGATTAGCTGGTACGCTTTCCTCCGACGTATTCAGAAAGAAAAGAAACAGCAAGATATTAAAATGAAATATATCTCTGAAGCTGATATTTCTGATTTCATGGAAGGCGAAGGTAACGAAGATAATAATTCTTTTGTAGATACATTACGTCAACGGATTGATATTGTTAAAGACGCTGACGCGGAATTTAAAGAATATGTTAAGGAAGAAAAGAAGCGCAAGCGTAGAGCCGTGAACGTTGATTCTGATTTATCTGATTTTCTGTGATGAACGATTACCGATATACTCCAGAATGGTATAAGTGCTTAGACCAAGCTGAAATGTTATTACGGCATGGTCATTGCCCGATGGA